TTCGTCAGTTGAGACATGAGATGCTGGGCATCAGCACCAGAGAGATCGAGGTCAACGGAGAAGACTCCATTGGCATCGAACTTAGTGTCGGCCTTCTCAAGCTTTGGGTAGACGGCGATACCAGCTGGGCTGGTAATACGAACGGTGTTCTGCTTCTTCATTGTTGTTCTCCATTAGTTGAAGTAGTACTCACTATTCAACACCTCAGTAATATCCAGAGATCCATACTCTGGAACTGTAGGTATTGTAGCAGAAGAAGGCAGTAGTGTCAACACTTGAGAATGTAATTCGGCCAACAGATCACGGCTGAAGATGTTCACTGTGGCCCGCCGGACGCAAGACGCAACGATTGGGGCATCAGCGGCTAGGCACAGTAGTTGATCGTGGACTGCTCCAAGATCCTGCACACCCAATGCATTAGCGAGATTGGCCGTCTCACCAAGCAGTCCGCCGAAGCCATCAAGACTATGCACATAGTTCGGGGCTGCACCATTGAGAGCCTTGCGCTTTGACTGTGTTCCGTTCTCTTCTCGAATGGTCAGCACCCTAGCCTTAGCTCCGATGCGAGTAGACACCATGATTGAATCATAGTTCTCGTATCGCATACGCACAGGTAGACCAATGGGAGTCATCCATCTTGGTGTGATGTCATGATCAACCATCACTCCCATCAGCTCACGGATGAACTTCATTCCTCTGGTAGCAGAGCCAACTACATCACCCATTGAATTCCAGATGAGGCGACCAAGGAAGGCGGCTGGCTTGTAGACCTCAAGGCCGAACGGATTAGGCATTGTCTTCAGCTTGCCATCAATCCACTCGCGTGTGTAGCCAATGCATGAATGCTGTGTCAGTCCATAGGGAAGAGTCATGGTCTGACGCTTGGTTGTTGAGCGGTCAATTCCCATGGCAAGCAAGGGCTTTGCATAGGGCGAATCGGATTGCATCAAACCAATGATGACTCGATCAGCTACAGCCTGATATGGGTCCGCAGGTACAGGACTAGGCAGAACATTCGTTGCCGCAGCCGCAATAGGATCTCTAAGAAGTAAAGCATAGATCTGTAATCCTTGGGTTGTCGCATCCATTCCAATGGGAAGTCGCGACATGAACCCAAAGCCTTTCTTCCAGAATGCTGTGAGTTCTGCACAGGCTGCTACGAAACCAAACGGATTGTCTGCCTTAAGCCAAGCGGTGTATTGCTCTGGATCGTTTCCACTACACTTAATAAGATCTGTATTACTTGCGATCCACTGGAGCCGCTCTCGTTTAGATTTTTTGTCCAAACCCCACTGGTTCGCCGTGTGGATCATCAAGGATTCAAGCTGATCGTTCTTTGTTATTTCCTTTCCACGAGCGAACTTTAACAAAGCCTTTGAAACAGAAGAACCTTGAGGATTGAGGAACAAAGGGAGTGGATATCCACGCCCTCGAAAGTCCAACTGCTGTGGAAAATAGATCCTCTCGTTCTCCTTCATCTTGTCCGCTACGAACAGTGTCTTCAGTAGTTGAAGGCGCTGGCTCTCTAGCGACTCGTTATGGAAGTAGACCTTAGCTGCTGCCTTGCGCCACTGGCGACGAGCATCTTGGTTGGTTGCAATGTCATCAGGCTTGGCCGGTACAACCTCATCCTTAGCTGACGGAAGACCATCGATGTTCGCTGATGATTTCCAACAGGAGTGGATTAGGGGATGCAGTAACTTATCTACAACCCACGGGGTTGATTGGACTAGGTTGACTGATGAGTAGATCCTGCTGATATCACAGGAAGACAACTCAGTCTGGTAGTCCTTGTTCCTCGACTTGACCAGAGGACGAGGTTTCCAATCGAGCTGACGGTATCCACCGATCCACGGATTGGCCCATGGCAGCGGACGCTCAATGCTGGGTAAGAAGAAGGGAGTGAGTTCCTCATGGTACTCATGGCACTTCTTCACCCATTCGCTGATGTCCTTTGAGGGAGCGATTACACAGTACCTACGACCGCGAGCGTTCAACTTGGTCATGGTCTGGATGATGCCAGTACGCTCAACCATCATCTCTACAAGAAGAACACCAAGAGAAAGAGCATTAGCCTTTTCCCAGCGCAGGGTTACGAGGTCCACAGCCTTAGCTGCGTCCCGAATAAACCTACGCTTAAGACCTTTGCCTACCTTCTTAAACGATAACTGCTGCATCTTCCTAAAGAAATTTGGCTCTTCCTTTGCAAGTGTCTCTAGGAGAACCTCGTCCTCTATAGCTCGACCGACAGCAATGCAAACCGATGTCATCATGCGTTCGGTGCTTAGACCGTCGATGATTACCTTGGAAGCGATTACAGCCATCTTTGATCTATCCAACATCTCGACAAACGGCAGACAGCGGTGGTGCTTTCCGGGGCTGTTGTGAGCCTTGGTGAGCCACAGTTCAATTCCCAGTGCCAATTCAGTAGTGCAACGATTAAGTAGTTGCCGCCCCGGAATTGTGTTCGACTCAGACGCAATCTCAGTTGCCTTCAACTTGCGGCTGATGTAACGAGCCTTTCCTAGTTCTCGCATCTGCTTATTGATTGCGTCTTGTTGGGTTTCCATGGGCAGCATTCTAATGCAGTCTCAGTAGTGAGACTAGGGACCAAATAAAAAACCCCCGGAATTGCGATTAAGCAACTCACGGGGGCGAGGAAAAGAGAACGAGTCCAGTATAGCGGTGCTACACGAGGAAGAAAGGGTGAACTGGGAACTAGTCCCAGTCCACCCCGTTGGGGAAAAGATGCTTATTGTTCGACGGCGAAAGTCGCGTCGAGGAACTTGTCGAACTGGATCACGCGGCGAGCAAAGTCACCCGCTTCTGCACCCTTGGCAATGTGGGTGTAGGCGTTTGCGATGTTCCACAGCGTGTTCTCCTTGACCTCGTAGTCAAAGGAGGGATTGTGGATCTCGTTGGCAAAGCCCAGTGCCTTACTGGAAGGCAGCAGACCGCGCCTACAGACTTCCATGGCGAAGGCATCAATGAGACGCTTGTCATCGACAACGATCTCCTTGAGGTGCTGGTGGCGCTGATTGGCACGGCTGATCGTGTCACCGAACACACTCACAGTCTCAGTAATGAGATCAGGGATGCGATCCCACACATTGCGAGTGTGTCGTGTCTTCAATTGATGGTCAGCAACGACCATGCCGTTGGTACAGACGAACACCGTTCCTCCAAAGAGGAATGTGACTGGCACAGTCTTGTCGTAAGAGTTCATGATGCCCACCATCCAGTCAAGGGACTTGTCTACGGGCAAGCCACCTCCTGAGACAGCAAAGGTAGACACAAAGCGTTGTGCCTTCTTGTGAACCTGATGAGAAGGACGGTCGATGGTGAAGCCCTGCTTGACGAAGGCATCCATTGCCATGTGCATCAGTTGTCGATGCGGGATTGGCGTGTACGACTTTGTCGGCAGAGGGACGGGGATGTTGTCGATTTGATTCGACGAGAGATACGATTCATTGAGCGTAATCATTGTGTTTCCTTGAGTCTCACTACTGAGACTACTTGTTTTTCTTGCGGCGATCCTTCGCCCTCTTCTTCTTCAGAACCTCTTCGAGGTACGCAGATTCGTTGTCAGTCAGATGTTTGCCCACCGCTTGCTCGATTACCTTGATCGCCCAAGCGAATGCGATGTCGATGTCTTGATCCACGAAGGCTCTACATGAACTGACAATGGAGTCAGATATGATGAGCCTGTTTGTATTTTTTTTGGCCAATTAGTTGCTTTCTGCTGAGGCTGGAAACCAACGAGCCGCCACGCAGTCGTTGCAATAGCACGGCTTGTCCTCCGCAAGGATCATGAGTAAGACTGTGGCAGCCCCAAGGGCGACAATGTCTTCCTCAAATGTGGGAGGTACGCTATGTGATTTCAAGAAGTCATTAAAGGACTCCAACCGATGGGCAACCTTTGAAACTGCCATAGCAATTTGCATCAGGTCTGCCTTGTTCTTTTCGCTGTGACTCATGGCTCCACCGCCTTGATTGGATTGTTGACAGGCATATGGCGAATAGAGCGGATGTTGATCTCGTCAAGCAAGGCACGAGCCAACGACTTGTAGTCAATCTTCTCAGCGACATTGTCGAGGAAACTTGAGTCACCACCAACCTCACCTGCGAGATCCGCAAGGTCGATGTGGTTGGCAAGGTCATCGAGGTCGATTGCTCCCGCGATGTCGTTGTGGTCGAGATGCTCAGCCACTTCCGACCCGTCGAGGTTGTCTGCAATCTCCCTGCAACAAACAAGTTTAGCCAACCTCTTCAGGTCGAGGTTCTGTGCGATGTCCTCATTGCAGACGGCGGATTCGACGGCGCTGTTGATGCGGTCATCCATGTCATCACGGTCAAACAAAGTGGGGCGCAAGACCTCACGGTTGACAACCTGAAGGATGAATGTGCGGAGGGACGCGGTGTCCACGATAACGCTGATGTTCTCAGTTTCCATGTGCTCAGTTTCCTCTAGTCTCAGTAGTGAGACTGGTTCTCTTACAGCCTTGGGAACACCCCTTGGCTATGTATGTATTCTACTTGAAATAACGATCAAGTCAAGTAATTCTGATTTCAAATTGCCTGAATTGCTCAACGGCATTCCAGTAGGCACTTGCCTTTCTGGATTCAACACATCGAGTGATCAACGCCGATGCTTCCTTGATGATGACATCGGCGTGAATGCTAATCTCGCTGTGATGCATCTCCGCGAGGTCGCGCTGCTCACGAAGCAGTTTGATCTGCGCCTTCATCTCAGTCATCTCCGTCCTGCGCTCCCACAGTTCTTCAATCAGTCGTTGATCGACTTGAGCAGCCGCCAAATCCGATTCGAGTTTTTCGACGCGCTCGATTACTGCGTTCAGGTCATCCGTATCACAACGAAGATACAGATTTCTGATTTGATCAATTAGAGGAAGCCAGTTCATAATGTCTCCTTGAAACAATCCCAACCGCGCTTTCGCGCGTAGTCAAGGTGTGTGGTCAGTCCGCGCTTTTTGCTGTTACATATTTCACGCCGCGCCTCGTCGCGCTGTGAACGAAGTTGCTTTACTTCATCTTGCAAACGACCGATCAAGTACGCTTGGTCAGTTGCAGCCACCACTAGGTGGTTGAATGGATGCACTGCTTTGGCTAGGGAATGTGCGAGTTCGTATGGATCACTCATGGTGTTTCCTCCTCGTCTGCGTTCATTTCAATTGATTCACTTCCCCACTCGATCATTCCCCTTTCAAGATCAGATACTGAAACTCCACGCAATTCTTCTTCCGTCCAAATTACTACTGCACAACCCCTCTCATGCAGCCAGCGAATCATTTCAGAGATGACCGCCTGTTCTGTATCTGCGCCTTTGAAGTTTGGTTTCTTCAGGTCATTCATCTGCGTTCTCCGCATGGGAAACCATGGACACAATGATCTCGCGCATAATGTTTCCGTGATCACGCGCCCTTGCCTTGTGAAAGTGACACGCTGCGCCTTCCTCACTCATTGCCATGATGAAGACAGGATCACCCTCTCTGAGGTCGCTGTCGATTGTGTACAGTTTGTACAAGTGAAGACGATTGCGCTCAGGGTTACGGAAATGATTCTCAACCTCAACGACTGGTTTTGGTAGGCAACACGACTT